GCCCACGTTTGGGCCTTTCTTTTTAACACTAACCTTAGATCACTTTTATGCTTTTAACCAAAGCAAATATAGAACTATTTTTTAATCTGCATACTTGCTAGTATCTCAGGCGCTGCAACGCTAAGAAAAATTGCAATGACTAAGTTTGAAGGTGGTGGTGGGGGTGGTGTAGATACTCCAACAGCATCCATTGGTGGTGGCGGCGGTGGTGACACAGGTTCACAGCCTGCGCAGTTCAACCCACTTGCTTCGTCATTCTTGCAAGACAGACCAGAACAACTAACACCACGCGCCTATGTACTATCGGGCGATGTGGCAAGTCAGCAAGAGGTGAGAACTAAGGTTGAAGATTTAGCACGAATAGGTTAATAATAAATAATTTTGTAACATGGAAAAAAGAAAAGTAGTTAAGTGTGTAATAGATGAGGAAGGTCGTCTTGGTATAACAGCGATGGGGCTTGTGGACATGCCCGCTATCGAGGAGAATTGGATTGCATTAAGCAAGATGCAACTTGCAAAGGTGGATGAGGAACGTCGCATGCTATACGGCCCCGCACTTATCCCGGATAAAGAAATATTGCGTTATGACGAAAAGGGCGAAGCCTACTATGTCTACTTTGAAAAGGCAACAGTACAGGCTATCGCTCATCAATTTTTCAAAAAGAATCTGCAACACACCACAAACCTTCAGCATGAAATACCAGTAACGGGTGTGACCGTTGTTGAATCATGGTTGAAGGAGGGCAAGAATGACAAGAGCATTGAGCTTGGGCTGCCTGAATTGCCCGATGGTACATGGTTTATCGGTACAAAGGTTGACGAGGAACACGTGTGGACAGATGTGAAGGAAGGCAAGATAAAAGGTTACAGCATCGAGGGCTTTTTTAACGAGGTTGGTGTGGCGATGAGCGGAGTTAAGAACTACGAAGCAGAGTTAGTGCTAGAGCTTGACCAACTTCTAAGCAAAGTAAATCCATCCAAATGAAAATAAACAGCGTAAAATTTAAGGACAAAGAATCCTTTGACAAGAACAAAACAAAGGCCAACGTCGTTGCAGTGCATGAGCCATTCAACATCATTGTATTTGCTGACGACGAGCCAGTGCAGGTTAATGCAAAGAAGGTGTCACAGGTTAACGAAGTTGATAGATCACTAGACCAAATCGCAACAGGTCTTGCTATCCTAGTTGCACCTAACCTTGATGCAGCACGTGCATATTTGTCAAAGAATCGCGTTGTTGTTACGGAAGTATTCCACTTAACCAACACGCTCTTTGTTGAAGTACCTGCCTTTAGTTCATTTGATGAGTTCTATACTTCGCTTATGAACTCAAAGCTATTCACTAGCGTAGAACCTGATTACATCCAAACCTACCAAGCCGATGCAGATGGTTACACCTATGCAGGGCAATGGCACTTGCCTAACATGCAAGCGGCTGAAGCATGGTCTTTAATTGATGGTGCTGCGTATGGTGAAGTTGCTGTACTGGATATCGCATGCGATGTAGACCACGAAGATTTACAAGGTCGCATTAGCGCTACTTCATGGAACTGCGTAACCGATGCAGCCGATGTTCGGCCCATTAGCGAGAATGAAAAGCACGGGACACCATGCAGCGGATTGATATGCGCGACAACGGATAACAACATTGGTGTTTCCTCATTGGGCAACAACAAACTAAAAGTGCAATTCTTGCATATCGGTTACAACTCGTCATCAAGTGGTAGCTTTGGAACATCGGACACCATCGTTACACGTGCAATCAACAAGGCTATTGAGAATCCTAACTGCCTGGCGATATCTATGTCATGGGGTGGTGGTGGCCCAACGTCATACCCATTGTTTCAAAACGCATTGACATCGGCTAAAACATTTGGTCGTAATGGTAAAGGCATACCTGCGTTTGCAAGTTCGGGCAATCAAAACAATCCTAACTTTACACAAGCACCTGCAATCTACCCAATGGTTCACGCGGTTGGTGCTTCTACGCAGTCAAACCTTCGCGCTAATTTTAGCAACTACGGGCCTAAGACTTTTGCAGCTGCTCCCGGTACTTCATGCCCAACAACAGACCGCACAGGCGCAAGTGGTTACAACACGTCAAGCAATTACACCAACTTTAGCGGAACGTCTTGTTCATGTCCTGTATTGGCTGCGGCTGCGGCAAATGTTATACTTGCAAATCCTGCGCTAACTGAATCACAAGTAATCGATGTACTACGCCAATCATGTCGCAAGACTGGAGGGTATGTGTACGATGCTAATGGCAAGAGTGCTGAACTTGGTTTCGGTGTGGTCAGCATGTTTAACGCTGTGACAATTGCAAAAGGTTTGAATGGTGGCGACCCTGTACCTGTGCCCGTTGCTGAATACAACCTGTTCGGTACAATAAGCACACCTGCAACAGCTGTTCAAGGCTCAAGCATTATAGCAACTTACACGGTGAATCTTGATAAGGCGCAAACAAAGGACGTGATTGCTACCGTGCAACTAACTTTTACACGACCCGATACTACTAAGTTTATTTTCTACACTGGCGATGTGACCATTCCTGCGGGACAAACGGTAGTGACCAAGACCGCACCAATGGGCTTGCCTAACAACCAATCGGGGCCATCGGTATTCTCACTCACCATTGACCCTAACATGGTCATAAAAGAAACGAATGAGAATGATAACACCATAAGCACAGGCACAACCATTACAATGCTTAATCCACCCGCACAAGGTTTGGATGCAGCGGTTACAATTGATGGTTACGAATGGCTTGATGCTAACCGCGTGCGTATACGTTACACGTTCTATAACCGAGGCACGGTTGGAATCACTAGCCTAAAGGTTACGCATGGTTTTGTTGGTAGCTTTACAGGTACATGGAACCGAGCCGACAGAATTGATGTTGGACGTAGCATGACATTGGCAAGCGTTTACAACGTGACTACGCCATACATTCCATTGCCTGCAGATTATGTGCTTACGATTACAGCCGTGAATGGTGTGCCTGATAGCAACAGCGCAAACAACACAGCAAGTATGCAGATTAAAAAATAGTTCTATATTTGCTTTGGTTAAAAGCATAAAAGTGATCTAAGGTTAGTGTTAAAAAGAAAGGCCCAAACGAGGGCCTTCTTTTTTTTAAAACCAAAACCTATTAACTACAAAATACACGCACGAATATACTCGGCGATGCTCATCTTATGCTTTTTCGCAGCCTTCACAACTGACTGATATTGTTTTTCATTTACACGCACGCTCATCTTCACGTGCATAGGGGCGGTTGTTGTTTTCATATTGTATGTAATTTTTTACATGGCTAAGATACGAAAGGTTTTTGGATGTAACAAAATATCGTTTTTGCTACTATACCCAAATATCCAACATGTCAAACATTAAAGAACAAATCAAAAGCGTATTCAACAAGTACGGCATTGACCCTTCAAGTGTTGGTATCAAGTTCGAAGAAGAAACTGCAGCGGCTGAAGCTCCGGCAACGGAAGTAAAGTTTGCAGTAGAAGGCACTTTGGCCGATGGTACTAAAATCTATTCTACCGCCGATGAGTGGGTAGTAGGTGTAGACATTTACACTCAAGATGCTGAGGGCAACCCAGTACCTGTACCTGCGGGTGAGTACCTGCTTGAAGATGGTGTAACTACTGTCTACGTAGGCGAAGATGGTATGGTTGCTCAAATCGAACGCGAAGAACAATCAACTGAAATGAGCAGCGAAGATCTCGTTGCTGTAATCGGTCAACTATCTGAGCGTATTGCTGCACTTGAAACTGAAAAGACTGAGCTTGCTGCAGCGGTTGAATCTGCTAAAAAGGATGCGGAGGTTGTAAAGGCTGAGCTTGCAAAAGTTAAGAAAGCCCCTGCCGTTCCTAGCGTTAAGTCACAAGAATTTAAAAAGAATGCTCAACCTGTGGTTGCATCGAATGGTAACTCATTCGCCGACTTCATGGAAAGTATTCGTTCCAAAAAAGTAAATTAATTCACCTCATAATTTAAATTTAGTATGCCAACAACAACTTCACTCACCACCACCTATGCAGGTGAATTAGCTGGTGAAATTATCGCAAAGGCTTTGCTTGCTAACGTATCAACTCAATACGTGACAATGAAGCCAAACGTACCTTACAAAACAGTAGTACGTAAAATTGATGACACTGTAACTTTCGCTGCAGGTACATGTGACTTTACCCCAACAGGTACAATCACTTTGACCGAGCGTATCTTGACCTTGGAAGAGTTCCAAGTTCAACGCCAAATCTGTAAAAAGGATTTCTTTACAGACTGGACTACTGCCGATGTAATGTCAGGACGTGTTAACACACAAATCCAAGACGCTATTATTGAGCGTATGACAGGTGGTATTGCTGCCGCTAACGAGACAATCATGTGGTCAGGTGTTAATGCAACAGTTGGTCAATACGATGGTTTCGAAACTTTGATTAAGGCGGGTGGTTCAGGTGCTGTATCTGCGGGTTCAGGTGCTTTGACTTCTGCTAACATCATCGCTACTATTTGGGACATCATCAACACTGCTCCAACTGCAGTTAAGGGTGCTTCTGAAAAGCCAGCGTTGTACATGGGACAGGCTGCATGGGAAGCTTACATGCAAGCACAGATTGCTGATGGCAATGGTTGGTACTTGACAGCGGGCCCAGAAGTTAGCCGTCGTTTCGTAGGTATGTACGAAATCTATGTTTGTCCGGGTATGACTGCGAACAACATCATCTTTGCTCAACCATCAAACTTGTGGTTGGGTACATGGCAGTAGTCCAGTCGGTGAAGAAATCCTTCTTACAGATTTG